CCTGCGGGGTCTTGCCGTCCTCGGTCATGATCGGGTTGCCCTGTGAATCGACCCGCACCGCCTGGACTCCATCGCGCATTACTTGAGGACGGACGGCGCGGATTATATGCGATACGGCGCGGTCATTTTTTGCATTTGCCTTGATCGCCGCATCGCGTATCTGGTTTTCGACGATCGAAACGTCGAGCGTCTTCTCGGCATCGGCGAGCTTGTTCGTCAGGTCGGCGACCCGCTCGTCGTATGAGGACCGCATCGCCTCGGTGCGTTGATCGAGCAACTCGTCGATTTTGCCCTCGGATAGCAATTCCTTCTCGGCGCGTTGCTTGACCTCGCCCTGCGCGGCTTTGAGTGCCTCGGATTGCTTCGCCTGGGCTTCCTTAAGCTCCTCGACTTGCCGGTATAAAGTCCGATTATTGGCGCGGAATTCGGCAAGCTTCTCGTCGCCATCCGTCGCCAGATCATACCGACCCGCCTCGCTCGATTCGACGTAAAACTCGCGCAATGCCTCGGGCATCTCGTCGAGTTCCTCGGCGGTCACTTGCGTCTTAAGTGCCATACTTCTCCTTTAGCTCGGCCAAAGTGAGGGTGCGACCCTGCTGATCAACAAGGTCTTTCAATGTGATCTTGCCGTCGTTATACAGTTTCAACCTTCCCGGTCCGAGGATCTCGCGACGCTCAGACTCGCTCATCCCGTCAAAAGTCTTCTGAAATGTCGGCGTTGGCGCGGGCTTGCCATCGATCGGGAATTCCTCGCCCCGCTTGACGATCTCCTCGTTCAATTCGGGATCGAGGACCGCTTGCAGATCCTCCAAGCTCTTGAAGATCGGCGAGAGGGTCGTGCGGCAATTGAAATGCCAGGGCGGCGGGCCTGGGAAGCGAATCGGGGTGCCGCGAAAAGGTCGCCCCGATTCCAGATGCCAAGCATACCCGTTGCGAGTGCGGCAGAGGACCGTCGTGCGCGAATCGAGGACGGCATTCGCCTGGATGCCCTTGATCGCGTCGGCATTGCGCTCGTATGTCGCGAGGCGGGCGGCATTCGTGACCGCATCCGTCGCCGTCCTGACGATCATCTCAGCACCCCGCTTGCTCTTCGCCATAACGCCATCGCGAAACTGCAAAGCACGATTGCCGCGAATGATGCGAAGCATATCGTCGAGCGTCTGGTCGTTTTGAATCGCATAGTTTAAACCGTCTCGGATGTTGCCCTTCGTGCCGTCCCTCTGTCGATCCCATCGCTCGCGGATCGTGGTGCCGAGAAAATCATTGGGCGCGAGCGTCGTCTCGGCGATCTCCAGGGCGACGCTCGGCGGCAAGATATTCGGCGCAATCGGTGCGCGGAATACATTGGCCGAGATACTGCTGACCGCTTGCGATTCCGCGACCGCGAAGCGACCGAGCGACTCGATCGATTCCAGTGCCATCGCCGCATATGTCCGATCGACCGCCTCGTTGACCCGATCGAGCAGTTGCTCAAGCTCGCGTTTGCTCCTCGGCTCGGCTCGCTTGATCTCGCTGACGATCTCGATCTGCAAGTTTGAGATCGTCGAGAGTGCATCCTTGATCTGCCCGTTCTGGTATCGGACGAGATCGAGGTCGTGCCGGGTCAGTTCGATCTCGACCCGCTCGTTGATATTCAATTATCCCTCGGCCCGCATAACGCTCTGAATCGATTGCTGTAATTCGATCAACTCGCGTTCCTCTTGCGGCTCGACGCCAGGGCGCAGAAGCTCGCCACGGTCATACAAGAACATCAGATTCTCGACCGACATATATCCCTGCTGAGTGATCTGCATCAATTTGAGGGCTTGATCCGCGTCCATCTGCTCGCCGAAGAAATCCTTATTCAAGATCGCCTCAACGCCTTCGGGAATGACCCCGAGCCAGAGGTTGAGGAGTCCGAGCGATTGCGTCAGACCGCGATCGAGTGCCTCGGTGATCGAGGCGAGGGTCGCCTGATCGCCCGCCGTCCGCAAGCGGATCGCCGCCGCCGCCTCGGCCGCGTGCTTGGGTTTTTCCAAGAGACGACCGCCGAGTGCCGCCATCTTTGCCTCGTCCTCGGCGAGCGCGTCCCGCATTGCGCCGAGTCCCTCGCCCTTGAATTCCAGAAAAGACGCTTTCGCGTCGTGATTCTCCGACCACCATGCCGCGCCGGGACCGATGCGATACCCGTCGTTTGATTTCGGGAATCCCGCCGCGATCGGGGTCGGCAGTCCGGTATAGTGCAGACCGTGGTTGTAATCGCACGACAATCGCCAGTGGTGCAGATTAACGTCCACCAGATCGAGCAGGGGCGGGCGATCGGTATCGAGTCCGACGGTATTGGCGTTGATGCACACAAATGGGATATAGTCGAGCGGCGACCCTGCGACCCTCGGGACCACCTCCTCGACGAGGACGTATCTGCTCCTCGTCCCCTCGGTGCCGTCCTCGACTTTGACGTACAAGCAAACCGTATATACCCCATCCTCAAGTTTCAGGACGCGGATGCGATGCTGATCATTGAGCTTGTACGAGTCTTTCGGATCGGATACGTGGCCCGTCTCGGCCAGGGCGACCATCGTCACGACAGACCGCCCGCCGATACGCTCGATGCGCCAGTTGATGATGTTCTCGGCGACGTATGGGCTGAGATATGGCCGCGCCTCTTCGTCGCTGTAATCGCAGAGGATGCCGAACCGCCCCACGATCAGCACCTCGCGCATCGCCATTTTTGCGAGCGAGTCAAAAGGCAGATTGGTCAAAGTCACATCGGCGAGGAGATCGTCGGCGGCACCCGCCTCGATCGCGGGCGGGCGGCGAAAGCTCGCGCCGACCATGCCCTGGACGGTTCGCGCCGTCGCGTTGAAAAACAAGCCTCGCCGCAGATAATTGACGTACTCGCTCGGGGTCTGCGTATCGAGCGGCGTCACATAATCCGCACCCCTCGCGATAATCGCCTCTTGCCCCTCGTATGCGTCCCGGCATTTCTGCCACGCGGGCGCGATCGCTTCGTATTCGGGCGCGGTCGTCTCAACTGGCATTTGTCAAATTCCTCGTATCCTCGTCATGCCGCCCTCGTTTGCGCCCAACATCAGGTCGGTCAATGCCCACACCATCGCGTCGAGGCGATCAGGCGAGTCTTTGGTATCTGGCGTATATGTGCAGAGTTGATCCTCAAGAGCCGCAAACATCCCGCAATGATGGACGCGCCCCTGCTCGTATAGTGCGGCGATCGGCTCAGCCCTGGTCATCTTACCCCTTGCCGCACGAACGCCCTTATACGAGGCATTACGGTCGATTGTGCGGATTGTATGCTCGACCATATCGCCGCCCTGGTTGATCTCGGCGACGATGCGGTCGGCGTTGTGCCGATAGTATGCCTTGAGTGCCTCGCCCGCCCATTCTTGCGGCGTGTAATGTCCCGACATATCCTCGATAACATACGCCCTATCGCCGAGCTTGCCGCAGACGACGATACCCGTCTCGTCTGCATCCTCGCCCGAGGTGACGGCGGGATCGATGCCGACGACAACCCGCTCGCACTGAGGAGGGAAAGCACGGCGGGCGTCGTCGATGTGCGCCCGCTGCCAGAGCGCACCCGGCACATCGTCCAGGATCTCTGCATGTAACTCTTGCCGCCCGAGGCGCGTCCCTTCGTATCGGGCGATGATCCGTTGAGCAAATGACTCGGCCAGATTCGGAAGGTTCGCGTATGTCGAGCCTCTGGTCGTCTGCACAAGCTGATCATCGACCAACTCGCGTATGATTGCCACCGGGCGCGGTGTCGTCGTGACGACCGCCTGGGGCGATTCTCCGAGTCTCAAGCCCAAATCGAGATTGCTCCACGTATCTTCGGCATATCGGTATTTTGCCAACTCATCGAGCCATGCCGCATCGTGTTGCGGACCGCGCAACTGGTCGGGTTCGTCGCCCGAGTAACAGGTCGCGACCGCGCCATTGGCCCAGGTGAGTCTCCGCTTGCTCGGCTCGTATAAGGGCCGATCCTGGCCCGATACAGCGAGGATGCCTGACTCGCCCTCGACCATAACGTCTCGCACATCGGCTTTGGTTTCGCCGACCAGGGCGATACGCTTGCGGCCCTGCCGAACCTGTTGCAAAACCCACTCGGCACCGCATCGCGTTTTCCCGAATCCGCGACCCGCGAGGATAAGCCATACCCGCCACTCACCGGGAGGTGCCAACTGATCGGGACGTGCCCAAAACCGCCAATCGTTGTATATTTCATCAGCTTCTTTAGGCGTCAGCTTTTTTAATATCGACGCTCGAGTCTCCTCTGGCAGCGAGGCGATCGACTGCGCCAACGAGCTTGTCAACGGCATCGCTTGTGTCATGTATTACCGTTTCATTGCTTGTTTCTACTCGATCAGTCTGTCCTAATCTATTTTTGCCCACCCAAATGAGCATAGTAGAATTGCCGCCCATAGCAGAATCATACTGCGCGCGTCTCAAAGACATATTACCTTCGGCTATGCCAAGATCGTATGCATCTCTATTTATTTTTTCTTTCATCCTTGCTGCAAATGTACCGCGAGCTATTTGAAGCACTGATGCTATTTCATCCCACGTACAACCCAGCTTCGCCAAAGATCTTATCTGCTCTGGATCGACTATTTTTTTTGTGCGTCCCATAAATGACTCAATGTCTATTCTTATATTAGGCTAAGTCACTTTTGCTTGCGACTGTACCCTTTCGACCTTGCCGCCTTTGCCACGGCGCGCGCTTTTCGCTTAGTCTTATATGGACCGCGAGATCCCCAATAATATCCGCGCTTACTTTTTCGTATCGGCATCAATCAATTCCTGTTTACGCTCAATCACTCTAACCAGCATATTCCGCTTTTTATCCACCTCGGCATTGAGACGGCAAATCTCATCGACGAGCCACGCCTCGAGCGATACCGCATCTTTTAACTCGCGGTCCGATTGTCCCATCGAGCTCGAGATCCACGCATGTCTAAATGGACGAAAGTGTCATAAAGTCCAATGCCTTCAAATCCAATCGTATCAGCGATTGTAGAAACAATTTCAATTGCTTCTCTTTTTCTATTCTGAGGTGAAATGTGTTTTATACGCTCGCTGCTAAGATTGGGAGCAACATCCGTTGCAAAAAGCATGTGCTGAGATTGAATGGCGCCGCCTACGGCCTGATTGTGCCACAATGATCGAAATCCTGATGTAATCTTCAGGGGAGCTTTCCACCAATCACGAAGTTCCTGTAGTCTGATCATGTGATCATAAAATCGATCGTCAGGCGTAAAGCCAGATAAAACTTCACTCCACGTGAAATTAGGTATATCTTTTCTTATAATCATACGTATAAATAATATACTATGTTCGTCGTATTTAGAAAATTTAACTTAATTTAAAGTCGATATTCATCGTCTTCGGTTCAGGCTTCTTTGAGGAGCGTACGGCGATAGCCCCGACTCGCGAAAGCGCAAGACCGTCTCCGAACGCTCCGGGCTTTTTCATCGTCTTTCGGACGAGGATCCCCGTATCGCGTAGACCTTTCACAGATGCCGTGAGGTCCTTGGCGCCGACTTACGATTCTGACATCAAACCGCTTCCCACCCTCGCGCCTTTCGGCCAGGTCGCACGCTTTGAGAAGTCCCCACAGTAGCGCGCTTATAATACCGCTTCGGGAGCTGCCGTTGTCCGACCTCGCCGAAGCTTTCTTAAAATACTCCGATTATCTTAGTCGGACACCCCTGGATGCCTGCATCTTTTTAATATTTCCAACGCTAAGAGATCTAAGCCACTGCTCATACATAGGCTTAGACCATTTCACCCAACCTTTATTTTCTGTTAAATTATAAACATGAAACTCGCTGAGTCCAGCGACATATCCAACAATATAAGCATTCACACCAAGAAGCTCTGCTATTCTCTTGCTAAAATCACCTTGCGCAGTCTTATTTAAAAAACGATCAAGAACCGCTGACAGATCACTGATTTTTCTAATCTCAGTAAGTTCTATCAATGCCACGGGAAACGGTTGTCCATCTGGACCTGACCTCCATTCGATCTGATCGACGTCGTTTACGTACCAACTGCGATTTAATGTTCGATGCCAATCTCTATATTCTACTGTCATGTCTATGGAATCGGCGGTGACTCTTTCTCTTGCGGATTCTTTATTTCCCGACTCGTACTGACGCTGATGTTGACGCCAAACGACTTGCTCCATAGTTTGCATAATAGTTTCCCGTGATGAATCAGATTGAATCATCTCTATCGCGTTCTAAGTTATTTAACCAATTCCCCATATTCAATATTAAAGGCTCGGCCGAAACGCGCTAGAGTATCCCCTGAGAGACCTCGCAGATGACCGTTTAGTCTGCGAGAAATAGTCGTCGGCGCCATACCTGTCATCTCAGACACTTGAGCGAGGGTATAATTGTGCTTCGCGATTTCTTCTTTCAATCTTTCTACGTTCAGCGTCGCAGGTTCGAATCCGCATTCTTGCCATTTCTTAGGCATAAGTCATGTCAATCCTTCAGGGAGATTACAGTTGAATAAGATAATATAGTTCGAACCTTAAATCTTGTACACACCTAAAATTAGTGCACGTTTATACTTTTTTTTTAGCCTTTTTTAAGCTTTTTCTATGTACTTTACATTTTTTTAGGCCTATATTCTCTTCATGAACGCAACGAATCACACTCTGTTAAAGGAGATAAGAATGGAAAAAGAGCGAGAGATCAACCTGGCATTCGCGGAGTGGCTCCAGACCGCGACGAAAGACGAGCAAGAACCTTTTTGGAATATAGTATTGAAGCAACAGCCCTCGAAAGAGCAAATCTTAGCCGTGATGGCCGCGTTTTGCGGACTCAAAAACTAAGGTGACGAAGAGATGAAAATGAGCAAACAAGAAGAAGTAATCATTGAGAGCGCGTTGCGAGAGGCATGGGAGAAAGCCTCAGAAGAAGAAAAGCACCGTTTTTTCCTCGCTTACATCAAGAATCCCAAGGCCGCCAGTAGCTACATGGTCGAGTCTTTGCACAAAAAATACAATAGCTAAACCCTCGGGCGGGACCGAAGTCCCGCCCGCCACCCTCTGACGGAGATACGAAAATGACGAATCTAGAATTCACCTTGGACAATGCCCCCAATAAAAATAGTCAAGTCCGACTATTCGAAATGAGAATACTCGACGGCCTCGATTATGGAATACGAATTCAATTCGCTCGAGATTGGAAAATATATTCGCTTCAAGAAGCACTCATGTATCTCCAAGGATATGAAAGCAATGGAGAAGTGCCACGCGGAACTACTTCGAGTGCGCGCAATGCAGCGGAAGATATTTGGATCAAATAAATCATTACACAGCAGAGGAGGCCGCAAGTGTTCGACAAACAAGAAGAAATCATAATATCGTGGAAGTGGCGATACGAAGATTTAAATTGTCGGATATTAGATTTGGCAACAACCTTAGATCAATACAATCTTGAAAAACTCAAATTAGGATTCCCAGACCATGTCGAAGCTCTTCAAAGATTCTGGAGCGACTCAAAATGGTTCCGCAGCATTGAGCAGCGGCTAAAACATAGATTGCCCGAAGAAAACGATCCCATAGAAACGCTGACGGAAAAATTAGTCGATCCCATGACGCCTGAAGATCTCAAGCCATCTATTAAAGCCGCGATGAGGCGGATTCGACGCAATCGCAAGGGTTTTTCGCGATGACAACGTCTATAAATGATTCTGATTTTACTTGTCCGCGTTGTCAAAGAGAAACTAAAAACGTGGGCCAGCGACGCGGAAAGGACCATCGAAGCTATTGCCGTCCGTGTCAAAAAGAATACCACAGCGAATGGTACCAAAAGAACCGCGCGCGTTTACTAAAAAAAGCAAAAGACCGAAGCCAAGTAATATTGAAGTGGCTCAATAATTATAAATTGGACAAAGGATGCAATAAATGCGGATACGATGCGCACGCTTGTGCGCTCGATTTTCACCATGTTGTAGAATCTAATAAATCATTTGCGCTAAACGAGGCGCAGCGGAGGAGATATGGCATAAATAAGATAAAAAAGAAATCGAAAAATGCATAGTGCTCTGCTCTAACTGTCATAGAATATATCACCACAGAGAAAAAGGAAAGGAACAATGACAGACGATAAAAAGGAACTTGACTTCGAAGACAAGCTTAAAAACCGTAATCAATCGCAACATTGGCATTTACACCACGCGACTGAATATCTTTATAAAGCATTGCCACTTGCATTGGTTCACGATTTAACCCTGGCCACTCAGATCGCTGAATTTTTAGCGTCCTATAAAAAAACGCAAGGAGAAAACCATGTCGACTAATAAGCAATATAATACCACTCAATTGAATCCCGACACCACCTTCGAACGACACGTATATCATCGCGATCAATTTGCGCATTACCTACGGTGGACCCACGCACTCAAGCGATTGCGTTTAAACCAGGCAGTCTTAGATTGGGGCTGCGGCAGCGGCAATATGTTAGAAGTCATGTATCGCAACCGCTATAAAGGCGAAGTGTATTGCGGTCTCGATGTCCGTGCTCAAACTATAAATAAAGCAAACGAAAAATTCCATATGGTCGATTGGGCCGAGTTCCTTGTCCGCGATTTGTGCTCGTTAGATGGCGTCGATTTGGAGCAGAAAAGCAAAACAACCTGGGATATGATAATATGCTTCGAGGTAATCGAGCATATTGGAAAAGAAAAAGCACCACAGTTTCTCCGAAATATGATAGCACATGCCACTCCAAGTACGACCATCTTGCTATCGACACCTAATTACGATGAAAACACCGGCGCTGCCGCAAACCATGTTATCAATGGAGAAATCTGCGAATTCACCTACAAAGAACTAAAAGATTTGCTCGGACAATTCTTTGTTATCGAAGAACAATATGGCACCTTTGCCAGCCAGCGAGACTATAAAATCTTCATGAATGACTGGCAGCAGAAATTCTATGAAGAAGCCAGCAAGTATTGGGACAGCAATCTCCTTTCGAATATCATGGCACCGATGTTTCCCGAATACAGTCGCAATACTCTATGGGTAATGAAGAAAAAACCAGCAACAGTTGAAGAACTGTGCCAATGGCAAAAACACATAGGCTTGATCCCATGACTCTTAACGCTGATCGCAAAAGGGGACAATACTAATGAACTGGCCGGAAGACATACGACACATGCACGAATGGTTTGGAACTTCGAATTGCGTAACTGAAATGGACAAAGATACTCGCGAACAATTCATGGAATTGCGACTTCGCATGATAACTGAAGAAGTAGATGAGACCATGGCAGCGTATCTAAGAGGAGACACTGAAGAAATAGTTGATGGCATTATAGATCTATGTGTTTTTGCCATTGGCACATTAGATTTATTTGGAGTCGATGCCGACAAAGCCTGGAAAGAAGTTTTAAAAGCCAACCTTACAAAAGAAGTTGGCATCAAAGAGGGACGAGACAATCCTTTCAATCTGCCCGATCTCAAAAAACCCGAGGGCTGGAAATCTCCCACGCACACTGGAAACACAGGTCTTCTACCATGAGCAAGTTGAAGATGCAAGGTCCCATAGATGTTCTCGAAGAATGCATAGAATTAATGAAAACAAAAGGAGAAGACTACAACTCCGGAAGTGTTACGCATGTCCAATACTATCGCCGTGGTCTTGATTCAATAATCGATATGTGCAATCAGAAATTATTAAGGATAATTTCTGTACACGAAACACATGAAACTAATCACGAATCAATAGAAGATAGTTTTAAGGACCTGGTAAACTATGCGGCATACGGTGCTGCCTTCTTGAAGGAGACACTCGATGGACAATGTGAGCGACATAAGAAATAAACTTTTCGAACGCTTTTCGTCAGGCGAATTCATAGAAGACAAAACGGGTTGCAAATTAATAGAGCTCATTGGTTCGACTTTTTTGGCGGATGAGGATTTCATATTCGGAGAGCCGAGTAAAAAATATATCCTACAAGAACTGCAGTGGTATAAGACGCAATCTTGTAATATAAACGCCATGAGTGGCCAAATACCAAAGATCTGGCAGGAAGTATCTGGAGCCAACGGCGAAATAAATTCCAACTACGGATGGTGTATCTGGTCAAAGGAAAATGGACTACAATACGCCAGCGCGAAGCACGCTCTCCTTCGGGATATCAATACTCGTCGAGCTATTATGATCTATAATCGACCATCCATGCAACAGGAATATAATAATTGGGGCATGGATGACTTTATGTGTACCAACTCTGTTCAATATTTCATCCGAAACAATGTCTTTGGATACCGCAATGTGAAGTTTCTAGATTGCGTAGTAAACATGCGATCGAATGACGTTGTCTTTGGATACCGCAATGACTGGGCTTGGCAGCGTTATATCCTCGAGACACTATGCAAAGATTTAAATCAAACATTGGAAGAACCTATTCACTTAGGTAAAATAATATGGCAGGCAGGCAGTCTACACATATATGAGCGCCATTTTGGCGAATTTAACCAAATTCAACCGCAGAAGGAACTATCATGATTGAAATAATTCGTACTGTTAATGCAACCGAGGATTTCAAAGTCCGAATATCCATTCAAAGCATGCTCTCTGGAAACGTCAATGAACAAATTTGGGACCTCGATTTCCGCGAATTCTTTTCGGACTATAAAAAATGGACGGATGGTAGTCTATTAATACAAGAGGCCCTCCCTTATCTAAATGCCGACCAACGAGAATTCTTAATGAGCGGTATTACGAATGAAGAATGGAATCTTGAATTCAACCACGATCGCTTAATGAAAGCTGAAGAGATTGCTAAACGAAGAAAAGATTGTAGATCTCATGAATAGCGATAAATTCATCGTAAAGGATTCTAATGAGTTACGGAATATCCTTATTGACCACGGGGTAAACGAAGAGAATATAGAGCGGATGGTTCAAAATATATCTGACGACCTAAAAGCCGAAGGCGAGATATTTCTTTGGGATGGAGAGGGCGGATTTAAGACGGTAACCAACCACGCCTTAGAAGAGAGGAGGGCCAAACATGGAAGCCTCAGTGGAAAGCCAAAGACAACCAGTAGAAACTTCTGGGAAAAAGGACGGCGATAAAGACTACGTTCTCGAGGACAAGAGGGAGTCGCTTCACGACAGCGTCAACCCGGCCAAGGAAAAGGCACTGGCAGAACTTTTCAAGGTCTGCCCAGAGATAACCCAAGTCGTCAAGGAAAACCTTGGTGACACCACTACCCTGTGGTCGCTCGCGGCCTTGGCCCGGCTGGCAACTAAGCCAGAGATGTTCGAGCTTGAGATCCGCATCGTCTGCGATGTGCTTAGACAACGCGTACTGGACGGCATCAATGGTGACACCGCGCACGCCAAGCACTCTATTAATCAAGAAAATAAGCCAGAATTTCTAAGTAAAATCACCCTCGGATCACTTTCAGAAAACTGCGATGACGATCTCAAGACGGAATTGCACAGAATGGGATTTTCATACAGCAAGAAACTCGGATGGTGGGCATGGGAAAATTCTGATAGAATAAAGTTTAAAGACGCAATTATTCGAGATCGATTAGTTTCTCAAGCAGATCTCTTAGATATATAATATGAGTGCAGACATGAACAGTGTGCTGAAACGCGCTCTGGTCGCGATACAGGAGACCAGAGACGCCAATAAATGGGAACAAATAATAAATCACGCCGACAAGCTATACGAGAAAGGAGAAATCGACCAAGAGGTCGTTACGAAGATTGCCACCGCATGTAGAGATGCCGACCGCAAATCCAGACGAATACAGACGAGCAACGCTGCCACGGCAGAGCGCGCCGAAGTGACGAAACCCATAGGTGCACATGTGATTTAAAAAAAATGCAAGGAGGTATGTACTTTAAAACTTTTTATGCTTATATTATTCTCTACGTTCGATAGCGCAGTACAAACCCTCACCGGGAGAAAAGACCATCGCACGCCTAATTCCAGTTCGCAATCCAAAGCCAGGCCAAAGAGTTTTCATCGACGATTATTATGGCACTCCTGACAAGCGCGAGGCTGTTTTCGTACGAGAATACGAGAACGAATTCGAAGAAAAGCACCGCGTTTTTCTCGCGATAATCGACGGGAAAGAAAGCCATGAATGGCATGCCTATAAGTACAATGGACGCTGGTGCTATGGAACAAACTGTACCAGATTCTCACTCAAGCGCTATGAAACGGAAACGGAAAATACTGAGAGACAAATGAATGAAACGCGGATTGAGCTTAATAAGAACAGAGAATTAGCTCAAAAGAAGCGCGACGAGTTTCAAGAGGAAATTAATCGCCTCAATGAAGCTATCAAAAAGTTAGAAGTCGATCCTCTTCAAAAAGAAGAAGTCGATCCTCTTCAAAAAGAAATAGATCAAATTCTTAAATCGTCAGCGGACTATACACCTACGTATATGGAGTGGCTTTCGACAAAAGTAGAGACACTTGACAAAGAAATCGATCGTCTCTACTCCATCGCGCCAGAATAGTTAATACTGAGGAGATGAACCATGCCTAAAACAATCGACATCACCCCCGACTGGGCACCACTCATTCCACTACTATGCGAAATACTCAAGAACCCAGAGGCAGACGAAAAAGCTAAGCGAGACATCGAGTCTGAGTTAGTGCAACTGGCCCGCGAAGTGGATAAACGCAATCATGCGAGGATTAGACCAGTGGATCGAGGGCGAACAAGCGCGAGCTGCAATTCCAATCAACTCAACTAAGGAGACCTTGCTATGGCTAATTATTTTAAGCCTTTGAAAAATGTATCTTACGCAATTACGTTCCCCTTTGGAGACTTTCGAGAATCTCGAAGTAGGTTTCCAGAAGATAAACCAGAACACGAACGGCCAATGCAATACGGATATCGCGTTGAACACGAAGGAAATCAATACGACTGGTATACGTATGAGCCTGTGCATAATTTGCTTCAGCAGCATAACGTGCATAAAGGATGCACTTTTACCGTATGCCATGAGGAAACTCCAAATGGTTTACGTTGGAGTGTTATTCCAGAACATGCAGTCGCGGACTCGTCTCCTTCTACGCGTTCTGACGCGTCTCAGGCGTTAGATAAATCTACACATGCGCGGTCTACGAGGGAGGTCCTCGATGCATTAGAGATCATCTGGGCGAACTGTCAAGAGCGCGCTGATCAATACTTTGACAAAAATACGGATCCCAATTATAAATTGGCCTTTACTTTTTATAAAGAATTACGAGATAAAAAGTACGAAGAATGGACCGACTCCATCCCTGGCACAGAAGACGATCTTGCAACCAACTCAACCCAAGAACCTCCTCCGATCGTCGAAGACGACCAACTCCCTTTCTAACTCTACCTGGAGACATACCATGAACCTCACCAGACCACTGAAGAAGAAATCTAAACGAACGTTGAAACTTGCTCGAACTCGATACCAATGCACTCGCCGCCGGTGGAATATCTGGGATTATCTGCTTGCAGCAACCATGATCGGTTTAATTGTACATGTAGGACCGCAATTATTTAAGTTAATAGAGGCCACGCCATGAAAAATATAAGTATTACCCAACTCGAGGCCCGCCTCGCGGACACCAGCGACAACAACTCGAACCGTCTGAAATTCCACCTCGAGATCAACGGTGAAGCGTTCACGTTGGTATTCAGCTCCGTATTGACGGGGGGCGGGCCGCGGGCTGCTGCTGGCTATTGGGTCTACCAGGCTATGCAAGAGCGGCAATTGGGCGACACCCGCCTCGGAATTATCGAACACGACGATGGCGAGGGCCACTGGATCGCCCACCAGGAACATCAAAACTACTCGGCGAGGTGTGCATTCGCCAGTGCTGCCGCTGCGGTGGTCTACCTCTACTCGCGCTACATGAGGCGCTCCCACCGGATCGACATACCCCGCAAGATCAAGACCTTCCGCTGGAGCGAACCAGAGCAACCCCGCGACCTCGAGAACCGGCGCGTCGATGAAGAAGCCCGCAATCTCCTTTCCCACGCCCGCGACCAGAGCGGCACCCTCGAGATGGCGCTGGAAGACTTCCGCGACTTCGATCCTTCGCTCGTCGGCGAGATGGGCGAGCGCGTATTGAACCGCGCGCAAGACCTGGATGGAGAGGCGGCTGCCTCCACCCCGCGTCGCCGCTATCGATCCTACTTGAATCCCTACCGGCAACAGGATTACTAAAATGGAAATAATTGCAACCGATATCATACCGAGTAGAGAGATCGGCAAAAGTTATAAAGTAGAACTATTGAGAGTCGGTAATAAAATAAAACGTCAATGCAATTGCAGAGCAAACGTAGGCTGCTGGCACATATTAGCTGCCAATAAATTGCGCATTTTTTTACACGCTCCCAAAAAGGTTCAAGAATACGACCGATATGTTGCTTTGGTTTTTGGAGAGCAATGGGATGTTATCAAAAAAGAAACATCTTGCGAGACAATACTCGCAAATGCGGAATAAATACTTCGTGCGGCAGGCGGACATCCAAACTGGGGAGATTGGATGTATGGGCTTGGGAGTGTTAGGACATATCTGGTGAGGTATAAGTCTTAACGAATGAGAAATAACCGGGCGTCGACAACAATAGCGCGACGTCCGGTGTACGGAACGTCCGTAATCTCATTTAAAGCCCCGCCTGTCGCACTTTTCGAAAGCGACATCGTGAATCGTAATAAATATAAAAATATAAAAACCGAAATAAATGGTATTAAATTCGACAGCAAGTTGGAAGCAGAACGCTATACGGTTTTGAAACTCCTCGAGCGAGCCAAAGAAATAACAAACCTCGAATTACAAGTTCCGTTTGACTTGCATGCGGTGCGCCAAAAAACTGGAGAATGGAACCTTGTAGGCAGATATAAAGCCGACTTCGTTTATATGGATAAAGAAGGTCGAAAGATAGTAGAAGATACCAAGGGAGTCGAAACAGCTACATTTAAATGGAAACGAAAACACTTTGAGATAGAATACTACCCATTGACAATACAACTTATAAAGAGAAAGGCCAAAAAGTTTAAATGATAAACGATAAGTACTGCGACCAATGCAAGTCTATAAAAAAGCGAGATGGAAGTCGCCTGGAAATCAACTGGTCTCACGAAAAAAATCAGTGGCTATGTTTTTTCTGTTCTCAAGGACCCTTTAAATCAAAGCAAAATAAAGCTAAATCTCTAATGAAGACCAAAGCTGATGCTATACGGGAAATTGAGGGGATAAAATATATTCGCGAGGACTTATATAGCAAAAAAATAGACCGATTAAGCACTAAAATAAATCGATTAGAAGAAGATCTCGATCTTAGAGAGCTTGTAATATTACGACACTATGCGACACCTAAGAGTCGAAAACATCTAACCGAACGCATTGATGCATATTATACATCCGAAAACTTACCACTTGTAAAAGAAATAAAAGGACAATTGGAGGTAATTATAAACGAATAGGCGGGTCGGCGATTATCTGCCGACCCGCCTTCGTTTGCCCTCTGTCGCGCCTCAGTTGCCCCAGGCGTCGACGATCGCTTGCCCGAGAATATATGCCGCTGCCACAAAAGCAGTCGGCCAAATAGCCTCCGGCGAGGCGGCCGATAAAACAGCACCGCCGCCGACCGCAACGCCGAGCTTACGACTCGCGACCTTCTTGAGCAGATCCATTTGAACCTCCGTTTTGCGCCCAGGTCAACGCCTCGATCTGTCCCGCGAGGTGGCACCATACGGGGTCAGTCTGCGCGATCTCGTTCAAGCGACGTTGTTGCGCCTCTCTCAACTCGTCGAGCTTGGTATTGACTTCGGGCATTATTGCGTCTGTCATGGTTGCGTCTCCTGTTTTGCCGATGTCGGCAGTGGTATCTGGTCGAGCGGTCGCTCGATCCTGAGAGATTTGAGCTCGGAATTCGGGAGCTTGAGCAAAGTGCCGCCCGTCACCGTCCCGTCGTCCTCCATTTCATACAGATAAAACG